CTTACGTTTTTAGTGAGGAAATATTATTTACCAGTCGTTCGTTTCCTTCAAATGAATCCATTAATGTCTGAGTGTGCTGTTGGTATTAATTGCCATGGTCCAGAATGGGACGATTTTTATAATCATGTTATGACATTTGGTGATGAAAGGTTATTTGGTGGTGATTATAGTAAGTATGACCAAAAATTACCTTCACAATTGATAATAGCATCATTGAGAATATTAATCGATTTGGCGGAAGTTATGGGTTATGATCAGGAGGATAGAGACATTATGAGCGCTATGGCTGGTGATATTGTGTATTCATTGGTAGCCTTTAATGGTGATTTAGTGGGTTTGCAGTCAGGCACTCATATTTCAGGCAATTCATTAACAGTGATATTGAATGGAATATGTGGTAGTTTGAATTTGCGAGCTTATTTTTATACACAATATGCGTCAGACATAAAGTTTCGTGATGCAGCAAAGATCATGACATACGGTGATGACAACATTGGATCCGTTTCAGAAAAGTATCCTAAGTTTAATATTAAAGGGTGCTCGGAATTTTTAGAAAGTTACGGTCAAAAGTACACTATGCCCGATAAGAATAGTGAATTGAGTGCTTATCTAAAACCCGAAAATTTTGAGTTTTTGAAACGATTTAGTGTGTGGCATGCCGATTTAGGTGCGCATGTAGGAGCTTTATTAGATTCGAGTATAATGAAGTCCTTACATTGCTATTTGCGGCCTAAGAATGCGCCTTTAACTCCAAAGGAAGCATGCGCGACCAATATAGATGGTGCTTTACGGGAGTGGTTTAATCACGGTGAAGATGTTTATGAAATGCGTAGGAAACAAATGAGAGAAGTCGCTGCTATGGCTGGCATAACTCATATGTGTACTATGTTGGACGAGACATATAATGATCGTGTATTAAACTGGCGAGAAACATATATTGGTGAAGTCTAACTCCGACTATAAACGAGTGCCAGTTTCAAATCTGAGGCCAGCAAAATTGACTTGTGTAATTGGATTACCCCAATTTGTGTATTTGTATGTTTAAACACTGTTGGAGGCTTTATACATTTATATACGTGGAGAGGACTTTGCGTAAATATACAGCTCACCCATATTGGATAGGAATGGTGTTGAGTAAATAAATATTTATCCACTAGTAAATATATTAGGAACAACAGAATTAATGACCACGTTTATCGTTCTTTAGAAATGGAGACTATAAACGAGGACCGGGAAAGTCAGAGTGATCTTGACAGATCACGTCACGGAGACAGAGTGATAAGCTCTGCTGACATGCGAAAGTTATACAGGGACATATCATTATTACGGTATAATGATATAGCGCGAGAATTAGCAAATGAGACAGATTTTAAACCACAGTCTGGTACTACAGCCGATGCTAATATAATGAAAATTACTAATGATTCAAATCATCAAAATGTAGATTTTGGTGATCAAATGGACCCATATATGTATGCGGTAGAAGAAACTATTGATCCAACACGTAAATTGATGGATTCAGATGATGCTTCGTTGGGAAATTTTCTTTCGCGTCCAGTTAAGATTGGCGAATATGAATGGGGAACGGGTACATCTTTGTTTGAAACATTAAACCCTTGGCAAGAGTATTTGCAAAATGCGAGGGTAGTTAATCGTGTAAATAATTTTAATTTGCTTCGTGCAAAATTGAATGTTAAGATAGTTATTAATGGTAATGGTTTCTTGTATGGTAGAGCTTTGGCTAGTTATTTACCATTTGCAAGTAAGGATACGTTGTCACAAAATCGTGCGTTAGTGCAGCAAGATATAGTACAGGCATCGCAACAACCACATGTATTTTTAGATCCGACTTTATCGACGGGTGGAAACATGAAGTTGCCATTTTATCATTATAAAAATTATTTAAGTGTACCAACGTCAGAATGGGGTGAATTAGGTGAAATAACAATTCGATCAATTAACCCTTTGAAACATGCCAATGGTGCTACTGATCAAGTAACTGTAACAGTGTTTGCTTGGTTAGAAGATGTATCTATGGCTGTATTGACAGGAGTTAATGCGAATACAATTACTCCTCAGTCTGGTAAAGAAGTTGAAATGGCTAATTCACAGGGCTTTATTTCTGGACCCGCTACGGCGGTTAAGAAAGCAGCTACGGTATTATCAAACGTACCAATGATAGGTCCATTTGCAACGGCAACAGCTGAAGGAGCTGGTATGGTTGCTGATATTGCTAAAGCTTTGGGATATTGTAGGCCACCGGTTACGAAGGATCCAGATCCTTATAAGCCAGTGCCTATTTCAAGTTTAGCATTAACAACAGTACCAGATCAGACACAAAAGTTAACAATCGATGATAAGCAAGAATTGTCCATCGATCCAAGGATTTCAGGTTTAGGTGGTGCAGACCCTCTTAATATAAGCGAGATAGCTAAGAGAGAGTCTTATTTAACCACTTTTAACTGGACCATTGGAACAACACCGGAGACAATGTTGTGGAATTGTCGTATTGATCCTTGTGTGTGGGCTGAGGATTCATTGGCACCTACAGGTTATCATTTTCCAGCTTGTGCTATGGCGGCTATGCCGTTTAAGTATTGGACTGGGACAATGAAATTTAGGTTTCAGATTGTTTCGTCAGCGTTTCACAAAGGAAGGATCAAAGTTGTTTATGATCCAAACTTTTTAGTTGCTGGTGATGAATACAATGTTCATTATTTGGAAGTTATTGATGTTGCAGATAAGAAAGATTTTACTATTGAAATAGGTAATGGTCAACCAACTACATTATTAACACATACAGATCCTGGATTGAGTTCTGTAACGACTATGTATGGATCTACTACATTGGTTTCCAAGGGACCAGGTAATGGTTTAATTGGAGTTTATGTAGTTAATGAGTTGACTACACCTAATTCGACAGTGAATAATGATGTTGAAGTTAATGTTTACGTAAGTATGGGAGATGATTTTGAGGTATTTGTACCTACTGATAATTTCCAAAACTTCGTATTCAAACCACAGAGTGGTGTGGAGCATACTCCTGATTGTGAAAACACACAGGAACCATCTGCACCTCAACAATCTACATCATCTGAAATTGGACCAGGATATACAAACCATGCATTAGTTAATAAAGTTTATACGGGTGAAGCTATTTCTAGTTTTAGAGCTTTGCTTAAACGTTACAATTTACATCAGAATTTAATATTTTCTAATGGATTTGGTAATGCAGTTCATTTTGGCAGAAGAAATATGTTTCCTTATTTAAGAGGAAATGTAGCTGGTGCTGTCAATCAAACTAAATTTCCAACAAGTGCACCTGAGCCTTATAATTATTGTAACACAGTATTATTGCATTGGGTAACGTATGCTTTTTCTGGTTGGAGAGGATCAATCAGGTGGAAACTTCTTATGCGTGGATATAGAGAAGAAAATAGAGGACCAGTAACGTATATACAACGCGTGCCAGTTGGTGACTCTGGTTACCAAAAGCAATTTACAGCAGGCGCCGCTTTCACAAGCGACGCTTCTTCTGCTCTTAATGTTGTTACACGTAGTGGTGCTTACCCAGCATCAGACCGCCCATTGTCTGGTGTGAAAGGTAGTTTGTATCAAACCGGCTTTATTAATCCAAATGTAGAGTTTGAAGTACCGTATTATTCGCTATACAGGTTTTCCCCAGGTAAAGCTGAGGACTTAACAACCACGTTGGATTACAATGAAGGTTTTGATTATAGAATCTTCGGTGCACTAGGCGATGATACATGTTTTGATGCTCATTGCGCAGCCGGAGAAGATTTTCAAACATACTTCTTTACGGGGCTACCTCCTATGTATTTTGAGAGCGCTCCACCTATTGCTTAATAGGAAACAAAATAAAATTACACTCTGTGGCCGAGTGTGGCGTCTAGCGGCGCATGATCATTTGCCGAATCATACTTTTGATGACCTTGAAAGTTTACAAGCTATTTGCTGGATTCGGTAAATAGTGGAATTTTGTGTGTAGCAATGCACACGTCTTTCAAGGGAGTCACAAGTTTGAGTAGCAGTGATTGTTTGGACTACTGCGAGGTAGTCTAGCTACGCATTAGGGATTTTGGACCTTGTTGCGTAGTTGGGTCA